TCGTGTTGATATTCCTGGCCTTGGAACTATTGCTATGGAGCCATATTACTTCCAAACAGAAATGGCAAAAGAAATAATGGATTATAGAAAAGTAGTATTAGATAAAACAAGACAGTCTGGTCTTTCGACTATTTTTGCTTTATATAGTTTATGGAGAAGCCACTTCTTTCCTGCTGAAATGATTGATGTTGTTTCTGTAAAGCAAAAGAAGGCACAGCAGTTCGTTAAAAAGATTTATTCAACAATGAATAATTTTCCCGACTGGATGAAGTCTCCAATTAAATATCAAAACCAACAAGAAATAACTTATGAAATTGGAAATTCTACTTCAACAATTTTATCAGAAAGTCAATCAGATAATGCTGGTCGTGGTGATAGTTTATCTGTTTTAATATTAGACGAAGTTGCGTTCTATCAATCAGAAAGAATGGCAAGAGAAATCATAGCATCAGCTCAACCAACCCTTAACAAAACTGGTGGTCAAATCATTTTGATTTCTACACCAAATGGTGTTGCGGGTAAAGGAGCTTATTACTAGTAAAGGAGCTTATTACTACGAACAAGTAATAGCGGCAAGATCTGGACTATCAAAAGATACAAAGTATCTTGAAATTGATTGGTGGGAAATCCCAGACGATCCACGTATCCAAGGCCCGAAAAAGGGCTATAATGATATACTTGAAAAAGCTGTTAAAGAAGGCTATTATTACAAGCCAGAAGTAAAAAGAAAATATCAAGAGTTTTTCAAACCAATAGCAAGAGATCACTATTTAGATAATGAATGGCTTAAAGCAGCATATAATGACTTGGGTGCTGCTAAATATAGACAAGAGATATTACATGACTTTATTGTAGCTGGCGATAAAGTTTTCAGCGAAGACATCCTATCTAATGTCGAAAGCGGTCTTAAAGACCCAACGACAATAGATGTGCTTGGAACATCTGAGTATGAAGGTTGGTGGGTATGGAAGAAGCCAGTTCCGGGCCATCGTTATATTTTAGGTGTTGATGTAAGTTCCGGAACAAGTAATGACTTTTCTACACTTCAAGTAATTGATGTAAATGAAACAGAACAAGCAGCAGAATATAAAGGTCATATGTCAACCTCAAACTTCGCAAGATTTATTAAGAAAGTTGCCAACTACTATAACGAGGGTTATGTTGTAATAGAGTGTAATAGTATTGGAGAAGCAATTTTTAATGGAGTTTATTATTCAGAGATTGATCCATATAATAATGTATATAAACAAAAGAAAACTAAAAATGGAGTTACTCGACAAACAGGATGGATTACTGACGTTAAAACAAGAAAGCTCTTAACAAACGATTTTATCGACTGGATCACAGTTCCTGAATTATTTGAAAGTATGAAAATTTATAGTCGAAGATTATGGATGGAACTTTCAACTTGGATATGGGCTGGAGGAAACAAACCAGAACATTCTGGAGGAGCGCATGACGATAGTATCATAGCTTTTGCTCTGGCTATGTATAATAAAAATAAAGCAATATCTTCTGGAGATTCTTTTATGATAACAGATTCCGGAGATGTTGTAGCTTCAGATAGTAAAGGTAAAATAGAAGATTCTTCTAGTTCTAAGAAAACAAGGTTTGATATAGTAGAATCTGAAGCTCCTGATGATGATATTTTTCAAGAACGCTATGGATGTAGTAAAGATGAATATGATTGGCTTATAGGTGGATTAAATTGAAACTATATATAAACGGAATTGAAGTCGAAGAACATCAGGAATATTGGGGAAAAAAATATGTGTTTTTTGATAACGATAATCGGTTTATATTAAATATAGTAGAGATGACAATAGAAGAGTTTTATGAATTAAGTGTTCAAGAAGATGACTTTGAAGAATATAATTTAATTAAAGATTATCCAGTTAAAACAATTGCTGGATATGATTGGGAAATAGATTTTGGAAAAGAACAACCATGTATATGGAAAGCTTTTAAACTTTTTGAAAAGATTGGTCAAAGACATTCTAATATTTATTATCCTGAAATTCTTTATTATCGTTTTGATGATGAAAGAGCGCATGAAGCATATAAACGATGGATAGAAATAATTAACTTTAAACTTATTTATATAAAAGATGATATAGCAATTTATTACAGAGAGAGAAAAAATGAAATATAATAATAAAGCAGATGAAAGATTAAAAAGTAGATTAGGTAATACTATAAATTTAGATAAAATAGTATCTGCTAACAAGATGGGTAAAGCTAGAAGCTCTTTAAGATCTGCAAAGTTTAATATAGGAAAGATTGTTAACAAGCAAAGCGAATATGATAAAATAAATGACAAAGCAGAAGATAAAATAAATAACACACAAGAAAAAGAAAACGTGCAAAACACTAGTATAAAAGTATTTAACAAAGGTAACAAGACTTATATAAACTATAAAAATAATGATTTACCTCTTAATAGCTTCATTGCTATGTCTAATAAAGATAATGATGTGAAGACAATTGTTAATAACGCAAGTAAAGAAATGAAAAAGCAAAACTTCTCAGGAAGCATTAGCGAGTTTCTTACTAAGCAATATTCTTAGGAGTAATATATGCCACTTATAGATGGAGTAGAAGTTTTCAGTGATGAAAAAGCAGCAAGAAAAATACAAACTGGAATTAACGCTGTCCCTGATTTAAAACAAGATTTAAAAACAGATATTGAAACGAGTAAAATAAATTTAGATGCAGATAACAGTCAATATAATGGTTCTGACTATAGCATATTCTTTGATGAACAAGAATATGGTGAAGGAAATGCTCTAAATAATAGAAAAGATAGTTATGATACATTCAAAGAAATGGATACTATGGAATTTATTCATAGAGGTATTGAAATAATATCTGATGACTCTACACAGCCTAATAGCGATGGTGATGTAATGAAGTTTGTATCAGACGATGAAACTCTTAAACTTGCACTAGAAGATTTATTTCTAAAAAAATTAGATATGAATAATGAGTTATGGTCTATCTTTTATGAAACTGTTAAAATGGGTGATAATTTTTATGAAGTTATTCCTGATGATTACAAGAAACCAAAAGAAATAAAAAGAGTTAGATACTTAGAGCCAGATAAAGTAGAAAGAATTGAAAAAGATGGCAAGCTTTCTCACTTCTCATATAAAGTAGTAAAGAAAGATAAAAAAACAAGTAGTGTTACTGAAACTGCTGAATATAAATTATTCCCTTGGCAGATAATTCACTTCAAGATTGAAAACAAATCTCACGATCCTTATGGTGGTTCATTACTCGAAGCAGGAGTTAGAACCTATAGAAGATTGGTGATGCTTGAAGATTTAATGCTTGTTTATAGAATAAGCAGAGCGCCAGAAAGAAGAGTTTTCTATATTGATGTGGGAAACTTAAATGCAGTCGAAGCAAAAAGATTCTTAATGAAAATGAAAGATTCATACCGTTCTCAATCATTCTTAGATGAAGCTGGAAGAATTAATAAGAAAGCAAATGTAATGTCTATTACATCAGATATTTTCGTCCCAGTAAAAGAAGGTTCTCAAGGAACAAGAATTGAAACACTTCAAGGTGGAACCTCAATGGGAACTGGATCAGAAGATCCATTACTTTCTTATTTTAAAACTAAGATTTTGAGAACAATGAATATCCCTTCTACTTATATGGGTGAAGGTGCTGATAACTCAAGAAATCTTTCTACTATAGATCAAAAGTTTGCTCGTTTTATTGAAAGAGTTCAAGCTCAGATAATTCAAGGTGTTAACAAGTTAGCTGCTCTTGAATTATTCTTTAAAGGATATAAGAAAGAAGATTTAAATAACTTCACAATTGAACTAACACCTCCTTCTAATGTAAAAGAAATTACTGAGATTGAATTAATTAATCAAAGAATGACTTTGATTGGAACGATCCAACAGCTTAACTTATTTCCTAATGACTGGATACTTAAAAACATTCTTAAAATGTCTGACAAAGAAGTTGCTGATATTGCTTTACAGAAAAAGCTTGAAGGAAATGAAGCCGGTGGCGCAGAAGGCGCAATGGGCGGAGGTGGTGGAGAATTACCACCAATGGATATGGGAACACCGCCAGAAGGTGGAGAACCACCCGTCGGCGAAGCTGAAGGTGGAGAACCACCCGTCGGCGAAGCTCCCCCTGAAGGTGAAAATCCACCTGAAGCTCCACCTGAAGAATTAGCTGCCTCAACATTAGTTAGTATGTTTGGTAAAGATTTCTTAATAGAAAATAAAGATGATTTCTTCAATCTTGTTAAGAAATCAAAAGATTACAATACAAGAAATCCTCTTATTCCAATGTTTGAATCTGCATCTGATTTTATCACAGGTAGACTTGAAACATCAAACAATAAAGTTAATAGAAATAACATTATTGCAATGCTTTCAATGAACGAATTTAAAGGAATTAATTTTAACGAGAGAAAACTCAAGATGTGGGAAAAAGATGAGAACGGAACTAAAGAAGAATTAAATGAAGTAATTATAGAATGTGGAATTAAAAGCTTAAATAGCTAGGAGAAAATATGAGTATTAAAGATATATACGAACATATAGTAGGAGAGTATCAAGATTTAGTAAAGACTAAACTACTTCCTGCTACGATAAATGTAAATACTAGCTTTGAATACAACGGAATAAATATAGCTGGTTTTAATATTAATATATTTAATGATAGTTCAGGGACTTATCAATTAGTTTTAAATACTGACTATGAGTTAGTATTTAGAGATAAAGAAGCTTCTTTATTAGAAGGTTTTGATAACTACGCTGGATATAAAATAATAAATGCTACTTATGCTGATATAGATTTATATTTAGATATTAGATGTATTGGTGGATATACAAAATATACTGGAGGAAAATATGAAAGAGTTACTTCTTCCTCTACTATTACACCTAAATCATTTGGATATATAGTTTTTGTAGAAACATCTACTGCTTCTATTGTTACCACACTTGAAGATGGAAAAAGAATTGGTGACGAAATTACAATAGCTGCTTCCGGTCCAGAAACTGTTGAAGTTGTTGGAACTGGTCTTACAGCACAAGTTTTTTCTAATGGTGCTAAAATATATCTATGGAATGGAACAAAATGGATAATTCCGGGTGGAGAAGATAAAACTGCTGAAGGGACAGAATTGCTTGGAACAATTACTTGGTGGCCTTCTTTAACAACAGCAGAGCCTTCAGGTCATCTTTTCTTAAACGGCTCATTAAAATCTATATCAGCTTATCCTGACCTTTTTGAATTATTAGGAACAGCTTATGGAGGAGATGGAGTTACTACATTCGGTCTTCCTAAAATGAACGGCCTTGTTTTTGAAGATGCCACTGATGGTTCTATAAAAGTAAATCCTGATGGAATTTGGATGATCAAATCTACGAAACTAGAATTTGATACAGAAATTCTTGATCCAATTACTGGCTCTCATGAAATGCCTACTTATGGCGATAAATTACTTTCCGGAGAATTGTTCCTTGATGGAACAGATAGTCTAACTTCTTCAGAAGGTAGAGAACCAGTAGTTGGTGAGGTAGAAATGGAATCAGCGTGGAATTTATGGAATGTTTCCTGATTATGAGAATGTGGGATTAAAGACTCCACCAACAAACTATGCTACTTTTACTGATAAAGGCGATTGGTGGAAAATAGAAGCAACAACAGACGCAACTCAAGCATCACTGATTTCTGAAGTGTTCCCAATAGGAACAACAAGTTGTTATGTTGAATATTTAGTTAGACGTG